CTGGCTGTGTTGTAGTTGCCAGTGGTGTTGCTGTAGAGTGCGCTCTGCCCACTGGCTGTGTTGCTGATGCCTGTGGTGTTGGAGAAGAGTGCGTTCACCCCGCTGGCTGTGTTTTGAGTGCCTGTGGTGGTGGAGAAGAGCGCTTGATACCCGCTAGCTGAATTGTTGTTGCCCGTGGTGTTGTTGCGGAGTGCGTTCATCCCGTTAGCTGTGTTTTGAGTGCCTGTGGTGTTGTTCTCAAGTGCTTGATACCCGCTGGCTGTGTTGCTGCCGCCTGTGGTGTTGCTGAGGAGTGCGTTCACCCCGCTGGCTGTGTTGTTGGTGCCTATGGTGTTGGCGCGGAGTGCGTTCAACCCACTGGCTGTGTTGTTGAAACCTGTGGTATTAGTGAACAAAGCATCACGACCAAAGGCAGTATTGTAGGAGCCAGTAGTGTTATTTACTAAAGCACTAGAGCCAGTAGCTGTATTCTGAAGACCTGTGGTGTTCAAGAGGAGTGCTGTGTTACCTACAGCAGTGTTTTCTCCGCCAGTTGTGTTATCCCTTAGGGCTAAACGACCGAAAGCAGCATTGTAGGATGCTGTGGTATTAGCTTTCAAAGCCTCAAATCCACTGGCTGTGTTGCTGCTACCAGTGGTGTTGCTGTAGAGTGCGCTCTGCCCGCTAGCCGTGTTGTTGGTGCCAGTGGTGTTGTTGAGGAGTGCGCTCACCCCGCTGGCTGTGTTGTTAGCTCCTGTGGTGTTGGCGTTCAGAGCACCTGAACCCACTGCGGTATTCGACACTACGGCCCCAGCACCTTTGCCTACTCGCACGCCTGACAGGGTTGCGTCGGTTGTGGAGGAGATAGCTCCGGTTACTGCCAACGCCCCAGAGTTCACAGCAGCCAGCGTAGAGGTTCCTGATGCCGACAGCGTAGTAAATGCACCTGTGGATGGTGTGGAAGCACCTACAGTGCCGTTAAGTGCGCCGTTGATTGTTGTCGTAGCTGATATTGCGCCTGTTACAGAAAAAACACTTCCATCAAACGTCAGCGCCGAACCGGAGGTGAGAACTTTAGAGCCGTTGAGGTAGGTGACTCCGTTGGCTGTGCCGCTAGAATATGTACCGCCGAGCTCTAGCTTGCCCGTGTTCAGGTTGCTAAAGTTTGCGTCGACTTCTGTGTTGGTAAGGGGCGAGCCCTTGCCGCTGCGTAGAACGATGGTGGCCATGTGAAATCCTCAATACAAAACTAAATTAGCTTACAGTCACAACCCAAGTGATGGTCATGCCGTCGTCTGCGCCTTTGTTGACCACAGGGAACACAGTGCGAGCTAACATAACGCCGCCGCTAGATGCGTTAAAAATACCGGCCTCAGTAACAGCGCCTGTACCTGTACCGGCTGGAAAGCTAGCAACGTACGTAACCGCCGCGCCGGACGTGACACCGGAAGCCAGAGTTACGCGGCCCAACTCGGTACCTAACGCCGTATTCGCAGCGTTCGCGGCGGTTGTGCCAGAACCAACAGACATGTGGCTCATAGCGGTAGTCGTACCAGTCATGCGACTGGCGATGTACCCTTTACCCGCCGTTACGACGAGGTTCTTGATGGTCTTTTCAGACTTAACGGTGCCGTCCGGCGCTGTGATCTGGATTTTGACTGCGCCTGTGGCGGTTACTTGGTCTTGAATCATGATGTGCTCCTATGCAAATTCTCGGTACTCACCGATGTAGTTGGACTCAAAGTAAGTTAAGTCACAATAGCCCTGAGAGATGACGTTGCCAGACTCGGCCAGAGCTTGGGCGTCGAATAAAACCTTGCTGATATTATATGCCGCGGTGTCTCCAGCAGCATACACATTATTTATGTACTTAGTAGCCGCGTACGTAGAGCCGTCTTCTGAAGTAGACGTATCGTTTAGCGCAAATAAGTCTTCTAGTACCTGCGTAAACGCAAAACTCTGCGAATCCGGAGCTCCTACGCTGTCCTGAGCGGCTTTAGCTATTTCAGAGTACGCCGACTCAACTGGCGCAACACTGTCGATAGCTGATTTACCAACTGCGCTGCTTAGAGCCTCCGTAACACCGACAGCATGCGCCAAGACTTTAATGGCGGACTTTTGGTTTATGTCTGCTATAGGCTGCGAATCGACAGCGGCTAAATCAACAGCAAAAGTTTGTTCGTCCTGCAGCGCGAATGAAGACTGCGACAAAGACGCAGAAAGTAGCTTGTTGAATGCCTTGCCTACTGCGTCCGCCGGTTCGGCGCTATCTGCAAAGACTCGTAGGAAGAACTTGACTATCGTTACGACATCCGGCACGCTGACAGCATCAGCCGCGTTTTTACGCGCTCTCAGGACTACTGTATCCCCGCTGCTTATAAAGTCCGAGGCCGTCTTACTTATAGCTAGGTTTATATGCTCTAAAACAAGCGCAGTATTCAGTATTTGCTTAGTTCGACCTGAATAATCTAGCGCTGCTACAACCGCTGCGTAAACACTCTCTACCGATACTTGTGGGCTAGAGTACTGAGTGCCCGAAGCTAGTAAGCTGCTCACCGCAGAAGCCACCGGCTTTAGCACTGCGGTGGTTATCATCAGAACTCCTGTCGCAACTTAAACTTTAGCAGCTCATACACAGTCTGCACGGTCGTATCCGCGAATGTAATCTCAATTTCCGCTTCGTAGTCACCAGCGTCGCCAGCTAAAGCCGTGGGGTCGTCCGCCCAGAAGAACGAAACCTGCCCAGCAGCTCCATCAGTCACAGAACCCACAAGGGTAGAGCGAACTGTCGTGTCACCCACGGCGCGAAATTTCAGCCGTACTGTAGCACCCCCAACGTTTATGGCCGCGGCGGTTGTGGTATCCGTCAGGGTTACGTTAAGTGGCGGTCGCGTATCGCCCTGCACCAGTAAAATTTTATCGGCCATACCCTACCTCTAGTAAAACGGTCGCATTTTTACAGTCGACTCAACACCGCGTAGGTCTCTAACGCGAGCGCTAGTAATTGCCCGCTCAAACATCAGCTTGTGCATACTCGCAGCGTTTATGTCTGACCACTCTTTGTTCGGGATAGCCGCTAAACGGGCTATTGCGCCTGACACAAGTGCGTCAGCCCAAACCTCATAGACCCAGTCTGGTACAGATAGCGCCGTACGACTTGGCTTCAGCGCTGCCCTAAAAGACATTGTGTAGCGCTTGTCCGGAATTGGCCACACAGAGATCATTGTGTCCTGAACAACCCAGAATTTTGTAGGCTCACCCACTTCCGAACGATTTTTTTCCGGTATTTCCCGAGAGTCTACCTGCGTAATGTCGCTACCGCCTATTGCTGCGGCGGTTATTCTCTCTATGGGAAAATCTGCAGATATGTCGTACGTACTGACGTTCGGTACCAGAAAGACTTTGTCAGCTACGTCCCGCCACACTTGTGAACGCGCCAAAAAATCAGCTGCGGCTGCAGACAAGTGGGTATCCATCGATACATCAGGGCACCCGGGAACGTGCGGCGCTAGCAGCGAGTAAAAGTCGCTCCAGACCTTAGCCATTACGCGGCTCCGGGCTGGCTAGCAGCGTTTGTTTGTGCAGTAACGCCAAGTGATGATTGGAACGCTTGGTAGTGCGCTACAGCGCGCTGTGCGTTAGCGGCGTATTCGGCGTCCTTGCTGTAGGCACGATACAGTATGTAGTCTAGTATTGCGTTTGCAAAGCTGTCGTCTACAGAAATTACATCTGCCGTAGCTTGGTTTAGGAGCTGCGTTTCTGTTAGCTGGTGCCCCGCAGGTATCGCCGCATAAGACAACTCAAGCTGCGCCGCAGTAGTCGCTGGTGGGTACACCAGAAACTCTTTTGGTACGCGTGGGTCAAACATATAGTGCTGAACCGTAGCAACCTGCGCCTCGTCATACCATGTGCGGCGCTGCTCGTCCAGCATGCGTCGGTCTATCAAGCGAACTGCGCGCTTATCTGACGTAGCGGACACATTGCGTATAACCTCTACAAGTCTGGTGGCGTTTGTGATGCCAGTGGTCAGAACTTGCCGGGCACCCGCAGCGCACGTAAACGTTGCTGTCTGAGTATTGGCGTCCGGGCGCAGGTTTACTACTTCGCGGTACGAGTCATTCAGCCAGCCCTGCAACTCTACGACCGGCCAACGCACATTTGTAGTGTCTTGTAGCAGTGTCTGTACTTTGGATATAAGTTCTACAACTTTTACGGTGGCCATTATTTACCTCACTTGCCCAGAGCTTGGGTGTCGCCCAATTCTACAGCAGTAGTGATATTTATGGTGTCAATATCTAAGTCTGTTAGTGCTTTGGCTTTTGTTTTGCGGGCGCTCTTAACTTCCACAACGTCTACAACCTGAGAGTCAGCTTGGTTAAGCGCACGTCGGCCTTCGTCGGTAAGCGTAAGTTCACTGTCAACAAACATAGCAACAGTAGTAATTTGACCGTCCACCATAGCGCGTACTTTATTTGCGTTGTATGTGCCGTTTAATTTTTTAATAATTTCGTCGACTGTCATGTTATCTCCAAAGTAAAAAGGGGCCCCGAAGGGCCCCAGTTTATCAGGTTGCCGAGCCGACCTGAGCGACTACCATAGCTTCTGGCTTAACAGTCCTGCGACCGTACACAGCCAAACCACGGACGATGTCGCCGAAGTCTGTCTGGTTGCGCAAAGGCTCAGTCTTATTCACGGTCATGGCAAAAGACACAGCGGCCTTAGTACCAGCAACCATGGTGCGACGGGCTTTAGCGTCGGTAACAGCACCACCAGTAGATGGGTCGGTCAAGCCAGCAACCAAAGCTTTAGCAGCAGCACCGCGCGGCAACAAGTTAGACACGTAAACCGTGAAACGGTCGATCATGCCTACTTTGCCGGTGCGGATGGTGCTAGAGGCGTCGCCTGTGAAGTAGGCTTGGGCTAAGGTTGACTGCATCAACAGATGACGATCAAACGGGCTCATAACCAGCCAGCGGCCATCTTCGGGCACGTTCTGCTCGTCCAACACTGTAGACATGCGCAAAATAGCCTTCAGAACGTTCTCTGGGGTAGCTTGGTCAATTGGGGCAATATCAGTGCCTAAGTTGTA